TCCACATGATGTCCCCGAGATACCGGCCCTGATTGTCCTTGAGTTTTTCGAGGGCGTGGATGGCATCCGCGTGCGCCACGATGTCGATACGCGGCGCGTTGGGATCATTGGTTCTGACGGCATGGACCAAGTCCTTGATGTCGTCGTAATCGAACACGGGACCGGTGGCCAACAGGTTGGTGGCGATCTGGGTAACCAGGCCGCTCACCGGGTCGGTGGCCGCAGCCGTGCCGCGCAGTATCGCCACGTCGAAATACGCCGCCAGGGTCTCGGCAAACAGGCCCATCAGGATTGAATCAATGGCCGGATTCGAGTCTTCGAGCAGTTGATTACTGACGACGACCTTGATGGCCAGGACGTGATTGGTCACGGTCAACTCGCCGAGCACCAGGTCACTTTCGAGCTTGAATCCGTGGGACTGGGTAAAGCCGGACTGATCGGTGAGGTCGTAGTTCGCGGCCGCCTCGGGAATCCAGTAGGCAGTCAGGCCCGATGTCAAGGTCGGGAACGTGATTGTGTTGGTGGTCATCGGGATTTCGCGGCACAGGGGCCGGATGGCCGAAAACTGGTCCACCAGGTCAATCAGCTCCCGGCTTTCCTCGGTCGGCACCAGATGCCCGCCAGCCGTGTTGGTCGAGGTATACATGGCCTTGTAGAGTTCCACGATCTCGGGCGTCGCGTTTTCGGGCATTACCAGCTTGGCCGACGTGTACTTGGCCATGTCGGGGACGTATTTTTGATGGGCGGGAGTCAGGCTGGCCTGCCTAACGTCCATCAGGTAGTCCTTGAACGGCGTCTTGCTTTTGGGTTTGGCGTTGGCGTCGGGCGGGGCCTCACCGGCGGTGACCATTGCGGCGGGCACTTTCTTGAGGTGCTCCGTCAGGGCCTCATTGATCATGCCCTTGATGGACTCCTCGTTGAGGCTCGCCCCGGTCGCCTTTTCGAGTGCGGTGATTAATTCTGTTTCGTTCATGATAAGCCTCCAAGTGGCTGAGTAGTCAGGTTGTAGGTCTTAGACGATGCCGAGGGCGTGGTTGATTTCACCCTGGATTAGGGTTTTGAGTTTGTCTTCACGGCCGGCCATCACCTTGGACAGGGCGGCCTCAAGGGTTTTGGTGTCAATCTCAGGCTCGGGTTCTGGGGTGGATTCGGGTTTCTGTTTGGTGGGGGTTTCGGTTAAATCCTTGACGGCCTTTTCGATGGCCGCATTCTTCTCAGTCAGGGCGTCGATCTTGACGTCCATGTCCTTGAGCCTGGCCGCCATGTCAGGCGGCTCCAGGGCCCTGGCCTCGTCCTCGGTAATCACGCCCTTGGATACGGCCAGGGCCACGGCGTTTGGATTGGCCGGAACGGTCACGGCCGACACCTCGTAAAGCTCGGCCTTTTCGATGTCCCATCCCCAGCGGCCCGGCTCGTCTACCGTGGTCCATTTGGTCGGCTTGAAGCCAACCGAAAATGCGCTGAGGAATCCGCCCTTGTAGAGCCGATAGATGGTGTCGGCGAAGGGGTAGTCATCAGCGGCGGCGAACTGGGCCTTGATCATCAGCTTGCCGTCCTCGACCTTGATGTCAGCGGCTTTGGCAACCGGCGGATCGCCGTACCGGTGAGCCCATGGGATGACCGGATTCTTTTTGAAGTTTGTCAAGTCCCAACCGTCGGCCTTGATTGAGTCGCCGTCACGGTCAACGCTTTCGTCTGACGCCACGATCCAAAAAGACCGGCTGTCGTCGTCAGCGTCCTTGATCTCGACCGGCAGGGCCGCCTTTCTAAACTTATCCATCCGAAGCCTCCTTGAGGACCGTCAGGGTCCCGCAATGGCAGTTGATATCCTCGGCCGCTACACCGGTTTGACCAGGCACCAACGTTTTGTGCCCGCCGATAATGAAATATTCGTCGTTGCGAATCTCGTTGCCCTGGCCATATCTCAGCCCGGCGGCGGCGTGGGTGTCCCTGGCATTGGGCTGGTTCCACCAGGACTTGTAAGCCTCCCAACCCACATCCTCAGCCTGGTGGCGGGCCATCTGGTCGGCATGATTTAACGCGGCGTTGGTCTCTGTCTCGGCAATCATCCGCGCCCGGCTCAGGGTGTTGACGTCGGGGGGAGTGGTCAAGCTGTTGAAATATTTCTTGATGTTCTTGGCCACCTCATCGGTCGAGAGGCCATTCTCCAGGCCATCTACCAGGACCTTGCGGACGCCGTTGTAATAGCTTTGGTCGCCGGTGTGGATCGTCGATCTAAGCAGCAGCGTCCTTGACTCCATGAACGCCACGGCCTCGGGAGCCGTCGCGTTGAAGCCTATGTCAAGGCCCAGGTCTCCGAGGTGGTTGGCGCCCCGGGTGGCGATCTGCGATGTGTGGGTGGCGTTGTAAGTGTCGGTTGCCTGGCCAGTCCACTTGTCGGGGTCGAAAATGATGTCGTCGAAATCGTTGGCCTTCGTGATGAACGCTTGAACCTTGGCCAATGACATGCCGTGACACTTGCCCTCGAGCCGCGGCCAAATCTCGTTGAGGTTGGCCAGGGTCTCGATCTCCATATCACGGATCATGCTGACAAGCTGGGGCTCCCAAACGTCGGCCCCCTGCTTGATGGCCTCGAGACGCTGCCCGGGGGTGTCGCCGGCCGTGACGACCTTGACGGCTTGGCCCGGGCCCTTTTGGGCGTTTTTAGGGTCTTTTGGGCTCCAATCAGACGAAATAACTACAATTTCTGACCGGGCCCCCCTTGACCCCAATGCACGGCTCGGGCCCCGAACGATCCCGCCCCTGTGGCCACCCTTCGGCGGCACGGGTTCGGGCTGCTTGGGTTGTAGCCCGACCTGTGACAGCGGCACCCTACCGGCCGCCACGGTGGGCACATCGCCACCATCGACGGGCTTTAATCCATCAGCCTCGCGCAGTTCATTAATCGCAATCACGCCACGGTCAAGCCGATCCATTTTCCGCTGGTGCTCAGCTTGCTTGTCGCGGGGTACGGGGTCGTCAAACTCAACGTAAAGCTTCGGGTCCCAGCGGGGAGTCAGGTCTTTATTCAGCACCCCCGACACCCCCGTCAGCCGGGGCTTGATACACTCCGAGTTGAATGTGATGTCAATGCCTTCGGCGTTGGCCCGGTTGACGTCCTCGACCAGGCCCAGCTTGCCGGCCGGCACGCCATAGGTCGCCAGGATGTTGTCCCTGGTCCACTTGGCCAGCTCCATGAATTGAAAGTCTTTGGCCGACGCGCCCAGCGTTGCAGGCTTGAGGCCCATTTCGAGCAGAGCGGGTAGGTGGGCCTTTTCCGGCCCCTGATGCCTTTGAAGCCACCTGCCTAAAATGCGCTTGGCGTCTGGTTCGGAAACGCGCTGATCGGTCGTCAACGCAAAGTCCGGCCGGGCCGAGTTGTTGAAAAATTGTTTCTGGTAAATTCTATGGTACAGATCGACGTCGTAAGCATGGGCCTGAGCCTGGATCGGAGACGCCCCGTAAACCAGGCTGGTCGGATGCGGATACCGGAAGTAAAGCACTTCCTCGGGCGGCAGGGTGATCATCTTGCCCGAACCGTTAAACTCGAAGGCCTTAATGTAATCTTCGTTGCTGTCACCGGTGATGATCCGGCTCAAGTAGTTGGTCGGTATGGGCCAAAGCTCGACGGGCCGGCCGAGACCATTACTGAATATCTGGCAGAACGCCATGCCGGTCAATTCGAGATTGATCCGAATCATGTTCTTGAACACCTGCCCGGTCATAATCGGGCAAGGTTGCGCCCACAGGTCGAGGAACTGATGCTCTTTGATCTCCTCTTTTTTGACTTCGCCTTTTGATTTCCGGTCAACATACAGCCTGAGCGGGATGTCGGTCTCACGGTCCTTGATGACCCGAATGGCTGAATATACCCAAGCCTTGTAGGCGTCGAGCTGCTTGACTACGGTGCCAAGCTCAGAGGGGGTCGAGCTGTATGTCACCATTGGATGGTCGGCCGAGTAGGTACTAAGGCCCCACGATGCGGCCTTTTCAACCATCCACTGCCCAAAGGCGCCCTTTATGGCGGTGCGTAATTTCACTTACTGCAACCCCAGTGAATCAACGGTGTGGATGGTGGGCGAATAAGACGGCGCAAAGGTCAATGTCAGGGCGTCGGCCTTGTCAGGAGACCGCTTCAACGCTTCCTTCATCGTGTCCTTGGACATGATTTTGATCTTGCCGTTTTTGATCTCGTATGTCGGGATACCCAACTCCTCGACCAGGTGTTCGTCAGGTGGCAGCATGGCCCCCGGGTCGGTCCGTAACCACT